TTGGCTGAATCAGCGTTGCTGGAGATCGGTGTCGTGCCAGTTGAGGTGTGGGCAGTATTAGCCCGATAGACGTTCGCGTTTGAGCCGTCCTTAACTAAGTCACGGACTGTATAGGCAGTTCCAGCCGCCCAATTACCACGCCAGTTGCCGATGTCTTCACCGACGACAGGGTTACCAGATGCGTCGAAAGCCAGCGTTTTACCAGCGCGAGAAGCCGCCACCGGAAGAACCATGTTGACCGAGCCGCCATCCTCGACAGCCGCAGGGTCGTATTGCGGAGCCTTGAGGGTGCGCTTGTTCTCCTCAGCAAGCTGCTGGATCATAATGATCTGGCTATCAAGCTGTTCGTTGACGGACGATGCCTTGAAGTCGCCAGCAGTCACAAAGTCGGTTGTGCGCTCAATAGCCCGAGCCCCGATGATCGTGATACGGTCTGAGCTAGTGGCTGCGCTTGTCAGGGTGACCGAGCCAGTGCCATTAACTGAACTGATCGTTACCGTGTAATCGGTCGTGAGCGTCAGTTTGGCGGCGTTCTTATAGACGGCCAAATCCGACTGCGTCAGGACGGGGAAGCTAAAGGAATATGGTCCGGTTCCCGCTGACCCGGTGTAAACTACACGCCTCGTTACTGCGGTAATATTATAGTCAGCCATAGCAAATCCCCTGATTTAGACCCTTATACACGACACCCTAAAATTCCTCAATCTCACCTAACAACCTGAGATGGCGGGAAAATAAAGGATTGATTTTGTTCCTTCTTAATCCGCGTTTCCATGCGTTTCAGATAGCCGGGGTTCAAGCCCTCTTGCAGTCTATAGATAATCCCATAGTCCAAAGCGGCCTTGGCCCACCAGATATTGTTGCCGGGTGTATTATTGATGACAAATTTTACAGCAGACCCAGCCACATCGTCACCTTTCATTGCGCGCCCATAAAGATCGGCAAGAGATGATAGGTTTGAAAAGGTCGGGCCAAGGAATGTTTCCAATGGACCAGCGCCATAGCGCGACTTCATCTCACCAAACAGGAAGTCACCATAGATGCCCGCGCCACCGCCCTGAAGCATGGCTGCTTTAACAAGGTCAAAATATCCCTTGGCGTCTTCTGGCTTGCGAGGCTCCTTGCCAGCCAAGATAGCCTTGGCGTTCATAGCCCCATAACCAAATATGGTTGACCAAACCATGACTTGCATAAGGCCCGTCATTTCGCCGTTACCATTTTTAAGAGCTTGCGTGAGTGTGTCAGACCCACGGCCATAGATTTCACGGCCAAGAACCTTCTGGACAAAAGCCACCGGAAATGATTTGTATTGGCCGATAAACCGCAATGCCTCTCCAACTGGTGTGCCCGGCTGGTGGCCTTGGTTCATAATTGATTGAGTTCTAGCATCAGGCTCAAGAACGGCAAAGTCAGCACGGTCAGTAAAGTATGTGCGCCATTGCGTTTCGACTTCACGCTTCAGTTCAGCAATAGCCGTGTCTGTTGGTTTAGACTTTGTAATCTCAACAATCTTGTTGCCAAAATGAATTTCTTTATAAGAAGCCATCTCATTGATGGTTCCGCGCCCCCATAACTCTAACGGGATAGCGCCAACTGAAGGCTCAGTAGTATATTTAATATTTTTTTGAGACGGCGACATACCCCATTTACCGTCTTTATTTTTAACGGCTAATGATACCGTTCCATCGTTATTATCAATAAATCTCCATTCAACATTAGATGGCGTTCCTAAAGCATTAGCGCCTTGCTCTGTTAAAAATACAGTCTTTAGGCTTTGCGGTTTAATGCCAGCGTCGCCTTCATGTCCAACGTCAGCTCTTTCTTTTTTATTTCTAATGCTTTTACCTTTATCGAATTTATACTCAGAGCCCTTTGCTGTTTTAAATGTCACCTCTGATGGAAACTGGCCGCGCTTAATAAGATAGTCAGCAAATACTTGATCAGGCAAATCTATAAGTTTATTTGGCAATAAATACTCTTTGCCGTCAGCCCCCATGGTTGCAGTTTGACGGAACATATCCCACTTTTCTGCATCAATGCCGGATAGACTATAAACACGTCGAGTGTCTGGATGTAATTCGGCCCATGTTTTATTTTTGTTAAGGGCTGCCATGTGAGACATTGTTCTCGATGCTGTCGCTTTAAGAACTTCAGTCCAATATGACATACCATTGTATTTAAAAAATAACTGCATACCTTTTGAGATCATTCCCGGAGGACCATCTTGGGCAATAAAGCGTGAGTGCATCTCACCGATTAATGATGGGAAAATTACCCCAAGGGCCGAATCAATTTCGGCCATCTCATCCGCGTTTCGCCCCTTGCCAAGAGCGGCGATTGATTCTGTTAAACCATCAAACATATCAAAACCTTGGTATCTAAGTTCTGTCATGATCGCGGCTAAGTCAGTAACAGATGCAATAACAGCACCGCCAAGATCGGCCATTGTTTGAATAGCACGGACACCGGAAGAAACTTGCGCTGCAATATCATTCATTGATACGCGTGTTGTTCCGTCCACCTCTGCAAGCCTGTTTGATAAATAGCCTCTTACGGCATTATCAAAATTTGCCCTGTCAGTCCCCTTGAGAGTGTTGGCAACCATACCAGTAATTCGATTGAAGTTATCTTTAGGGTTTGGGCCAAGGACGCGCATTAACCCTACATTCTGTGATGTCACGCTCATTTGACGCAATATGGTTTCCGACAAGCTGCCAGTGCCGAATTGAAGGTTATACTCATACCAAGAGTCAGCGTCTTTAAAATGCAACACACGATCTTGGCTTGCCTTCTTGCCAAGGTTTGCAGTTCCGCCCTTAAAACCAGTTACGTTTTCTGATGTTTTAAGATGGTTCCCGCTGATAAAATTATTGTAAATTTTAGCTAAAATCTCTCTCGGCTTCTCACCTTCAAATGTTCTTTCAATGTCTAGCTTTGGCAAAATAAAATCTATCCAAGCCTGTTCTCCGGCTTTTTTAATGCGGCCTGAATCATGGGATTGCCTGCCCATATATCCTTCAAGCATATCAATATTAGCGCCTGAAACATTGTAGTCATGACGCATAAGTTCAAAATATTTTTTAATCGTTCTGGCTGTTTCAAGAACTTCTTTAGAACCGTTATACGGTAGCTCTTGTTTGCGGTTTACTGCATATAAAGCACGGTAAAGCTCTTGGTCAAAATCGCCACTTGTTAAGATAGAATGAAAGTTGCGAGTTTGAAGTTCTGTAATTAGACCAGCAGCATACTTATTAAACAATGTTTTTGAGATGGCAGCCGCACTAAAGCGAGACCCCATTTTTGCCCTGTTTACCCCAACAAGCAAAGCCTCAATTCCAAGCGCGGGGTTGTCTGGAAACTGCGTTAATATAAAATCTACAGCTTCTCTGCGTAATTTAAATTGAATATACGCATTACGCTTTTCGATAAATGCGGCTGTTTTCTTCTCAAGTATCATTCGCTCTTTAGAAGATTTGATAGCCTCATCATACGGGCCAGCGGCGTTTTCAGCTTCACGGACACTTTTTTGAACATCTTCAAATAATGTAATCGCTTCGTCATCAGTTAACTCACGACCAAGCGCCTGTGATGCCTCTGCAATGCAAGGATTCTTAGCCATTATAGTCCCTTCCTTACAGAGCAGTTAAAGGCAGATTCGATAGCCTTTGCAAAATTATCGGTGTCTTTAATTAAATCATCCATTGCATCTAATTCTTTTAGATCATCTTCCATGCCTCTGTTGGCATAATCAGAACGTATCATTTGCTCATATTCTCTTGCTTCTTTTTCAGCCGTTGGTAAATCAATAGCGCGGCTTTCCATTGCACTGACTAACTTATAAATAGCATCGGCCCTTTTTACTGTTTCAAGATCAGCAAGCCGCATTTGGCTAATTTGAACTTGCTCTTGAGCCGCCTTCTGAATAGCCGCAATTTGCTCGGCATTAGGCTCAGTCAACGGAACTGTTTGCGTTGTATTGCGCTCATTCAATTCAAACTCAACAAAGTCTGGGTTCGACTTTGCCGCTGCCACAAAATTTGCATCTGGGTTCTCAAATAAGGCAAACTTTAATTTGCCATTATCTAAGAACGGAACTGGTGTTATATTCTTGTCTTTCAATGATGTGATTGCTTTAGCGCCTTTTTTAGCAGCACGTTCATTTTCAAAAGCAATAATGCTTCCATTACCATCGCGCAGTGGTTTGTCGGCAAACTCGCGCAATAAGACAAATCGGCCATCATTAGTTTGCTTAATAGCAAGGACATCTCCAGAGCGACGGAAAATTGCTGATTGTATCTTTTCAGCTTGCGCTCTTGACGTAAATGATCTGAACTCACCAGTTCCGGTAAGACTTGGTGCTAATGTCAAAGATGACAATGAACGCGGGTTTTCGACCGATGCTACTACTGGTGCCGGACTAGTTGGTTTAATTGTCAGGACAGGGGGTGATAGCGGGTCAAATGGAATGACCTTTCTGCCCGTTATTTCTATTCTTTGCGTTGGATCAATACGTCCAGCATTTGCATGCAATACCGTTTGCCATTGCTGATTAAGTATTTGGTAGTTAGGGTCAAGTTTTAAAATTGATTCTACATTCGGAAGATATCCGCTCATCACTTGGCCGATTGCGACTCGTGATGCGGCGTTTCTTAATTCTGGGTTGATTTTACTGATAATTCTGCCATTGCCTTCAACTGGTTCTGCAAGTTGAATTGGCTTATTTTTCATAAATACATCATGTATTGAACCAACGCCAGCGTGTAGGCCAGCGCCCAATACACCACCAAACATAATGTTTTCTAATACGTTTCCTAATGTGTAGTCTCTTTGCTCGTAATATGACAACCCATAATTTAATGGCTCTAATGAAGCGGCACCAAGAGTGCCCTCAACAAAACCAACCTTTGCTCTTGCGGCAGCGCGACCTAGTCTGCCAACCGAATTGGCAATCAACGCAGAATATCTTGCCTCGCCATAAAACGGGATAAACCCAGAAGCTATGTTTAACGGGTCTAATGCTGCAACAGCAAAGCTGGTTCCAAGAAGCGCGGCCTTTGATAAGAACCCATCTGGCGCTCTTGCCAATACAGCGTTATAACGATTTTGGTCTTGCTGTATTTTGACCAAGTAATCAAACTGGTTTTGCGTTAACCCCTGATCTGGTATTTCCAATTCAAGCTCTAAGTCTTTTAATTTAGTTGTTAGCTCTGATTTTGGGACAAGAGGAGCATCGCTTGTCTGCCCCTCAACAAAGTTCCCGATCACACGGCGGAGGGCCGGAGTCGGGTTTTCCATAAATACTTTTTCTGCCGTTACTCGCGTGGCAAGGCCAAGAGAGGAGGGCAACTCCTCTATTACTGATTGTCCATCTTTTAATGTTGTAAAAAATGACATTATTTGGAACCCTGAGCTGGATTAGCTATTTCTCCATCTGGATGTTGTAATATTGAATCTCTAATCCTTTGCAATTCTTCTAATGAATATGCTGTATATTGCCCATAAACCGCAACGCCATCATTATTTGGTTGGTATTCATAACTGTATGTAAATGGAAAATAACTTTCGTTTTTATAAATATACCCTTCATTGTTTACGATTGGAGCCAATGGTGATTTGATGCCATAGCTTGCAAGAAGAGCATTTCTTTGAACCATATAGTTTGCTTTTTGCGCTTCGCTTCTTGTTTCAACTTCAGAAGGAAGTTCAGCAATAGACCCTTTGTTTAATTGGTCCCATGTGATTTCAAAAGCAGCCCCGCTTTTAAATCTTACGGGGTTGCCAGTTGCGTCAATCATTCTCACGCCAAAGCGGTCATCACTTGTATTTACAAAGCCGCCAAAGTTTCTAAGACTGTCAAAATAAAGATCAGCCTCTTCTTCAGGAGTGATCCCCTGTGATTTACTTGTAAGGCCGGGTGGTATTAAAATCTGATCCTTAAAGTAATCAATATTGGCTTTGATAAAGTTAGCGTTCTCTTCAATGATTGGAGTAGACAGGTTTATGCCTAGTGTCTTTGGCACACGGAACCCAGCAGCAAACCCATACTGGTTGTTAAAGATTTCATTGGTAGCCTTTTTAGATGCCTCTGGCATACTCATGCCATCTTGCATATAGGCCATTGTAAGAAGGACACTTGAATCAAGAACAGCTTGCTCAATGATAGCCCCATCCTGAATTGCTGGTGATCTTAGTGAAAGCCTAAAGTCATCCATATATCCAGATACAGACTGAACGATGTTTTTCTTGTCAGCAGAAAACACATCTTCAAGAGCTTTTTTGTTCTGAGGTTGAGAAGCGATAGCCAGCTTTTGAGCGCCGCGACGCGATTCTAAAGATGACGACATATTTGAAATAATTAATAACTCTGTGCCAATGTTCATTTGCTTGACCAAGTCTGGCCAAGCATCCCCCCAGAATTGTGATTCATTCATAAAATAATCTGCTACATTTATTCCACTTTGAAGCTGATTATTAAACATGTCCTTATATTTTTCTACCCATTCTTTATTAAAATACTTTACATCACCGGGCAAAACACCAGCTTCTTCCTGACGCATCCTTACGGCCTGCGTATATTCTGATGCTGCTTTAGATACAATATATGGATCAAATGTCTGACCATTACGCAATTTGTCAGCCTGTTCTTTCTTGGCTGTCATAAAGTTTTCCCATGCTGTTTGCACTTCAGCAAATCGCTGAGAATATTGAGCCGGGTCTTTTTTGACCTGCTGGTCAATAGTATCATTGATGTTTTTAAGCGCTTCATATTTTTTTTTGCTATCTTCATCAATCGCCTCTCGACGAGCAATTTCAACAGTTAAATCTCTTGCTGACTTAGATTTATATTCTAATTCAAATGCTGCGTTTGCTGTTGTTTGAATAGAATCTAATTTGCGTATAGCAAGAGCCCGTTCTACAGGGTTTTCTATATTTTCATTAATATCTTCACGCGAAGGTAACCCTGTTAAACTATAATTACCAGCCAATATAGACGCAGCTTTATCATCAAGCGTTTGATTAATAACTTTTTGGTTAATTTTAAGCTGCTTCCTCGAAGACTCTTGCATAGCATTAATTCTGGAAGTTACCTTAGTAACTAACGTGTTTAAGTCTTTTGGGTCAGTAATTGCAAAATTAAACTTACCGCCACGAATTTGTGCTTCAAGAACTCTAAGATCATCAACACCGCCACTTAAAACTATTCTCTCGCCATAACGTTCAGCACCCTCTTTAAGAGCAGTTCTCAGGTCTTTGCGTGCCTGCTTTTGTTTGCTAGCTGGTAATGAGCTGATTTTATTTTCTGCCTGCTCCAAGACAGCCTTAATCTGGCTTACCTCGTCTAATTGGTATGGTTCACCTCTTGGGCCAGCAGTCGTTACTGGTCCAGCAGACAAAATTTGAGATATTTTTATTGGAACAGACGCATTAATTGAATCTGTTATTGCTTGTTGTTGTTTGGCAGCAGCCTCAGCAGCCGCCGCTTTAGTTGCCGAAACAAATAGACGGTTGCCTGACAAAGCAAGGTCAGCCTCGAGCGACCGGGCAATCATAGGATCAACTTCTGCAAGTGCAGATGAATAGCCCTTGATTAGCGCATTTGTCTGGTTTGCAATGTCGTTCACTCTGACTTTACCAGCGGATACATCTTGCTGAAGTTGCGCCATCTGCATATCGGCAGCGGCGGCTACGTTCTTGGCAAGGATTCGGCTCTGAGCTTCATTGGCCGCACGTCCGAAGATTGTGGTCTTATCTGCAATCGGAGCAATCGGCTGGTTCAGACGACGCGCTTCTTCAATTTGCTGGATCGTCGGAGCCTTGTCAGCCGCATATTCTTCAGCCTGAACAATCGCTTGTTGCTTGGCTTCCTGAATAAAGAACCCCGTCATCCGGTCCATCTGGGCAGACAGTTGGTCCATTGGTGCAGACACATCACGGAACTGGCCCTGCGGTGTGGCTACCGCAATGTCGCTCGATGTATAACGTGGCATGATGGCCATTATCTAACCCCTTAATCGCCGTAATAAACGCCGCGCTTGATGATTGACGCACCGTTTGAACTAGACAAATTTAACGAAGAAGAACCAAGACCGGGCGGTCCACCAATCTGGCCAATCTGTGCGCCAGTTGATAGCAATGTGCCAAACGCCTTGATGTATCCGGCTTGAGCGGCAGCATCGCCCTGACGACGCATTTCAGACGCATTGATCTGACCACCTAGCAATGCAAGTTGGGCATTGTCCTCGGTCATGATCTTTTCTTCTACGCCCTTACCAAACGCATATTGAGTCAATGCAAGAGCAGAACCACCAAACGGATCAACGCTACCAGCGGCAGCACGGGCGCGGATTGTGGCGGCAGTAGCCAGTGTCTTTTCGAGAACGGCAATGCCTTGTTGCTTATACTTCAGCGCATCTGACTTAGCTTGCAATTCTGCTTGCCGAGCCTGTGCGTATGCTGTCTGCCTTTGCGATTCACCAGCGGCAATAGAGCCAATAGCACTAACGGCGGAAGATGCAGCGGCCATAAGGATTGGAACACTAAACCCCATTGTCTTACCCCGTTGGAACGCTTACGCGATAATCTAAAAACAATAATGTCATCTTGAGCGGTGATGGCTGAGTGACGGTTATAGACCCTTCATAGTCGTATCCGAGCAATGGGCCAACACGCTTCAATCCAGTGAACGCAGCAACAGGAGCATCCAAGATAGCTGTGTCAAAGTTTCTGAACGCAATTTCAACGCCACCGATAGACGCGCTTTGCGTGTCATAGAACTCTGCCGCCACCTCAATAATGCGCTTTTTGTAGCCCCGAATGTTGCCAGCTTGCAGCCTTGGCTCAATCGGCATGGTCTTGATCTGAACGGTGTAATCAGTGCCAACTACGTAAGACGTTGTAGATGCACGGTCGAATGTAACTAAGCCGCTAGAATCGGCTGTCTCATCCGATAAAAGCACACCGTCTGCAATCACCTTGACTGTTTTGGCAGCCAGATTAGATGCAGTCACACTTGCGGCAGCGCCACCAGTAACGGCATTGTCGAGCGTAATGTCACGGTTGAATTGCTCAACTTGATACTTAGTCGATCCGTTAATTGTGCGCTGCACAACCGTGTAGATTGTGTCTACGTCAACGGCTACTGCCTTGAATAAACCGTCCGTAGTGAACTTACTCGGAGCAATAATATCTTGCGACCGGAGAACGGAATATGCCGTGAATGACCCGTCTGTATTGATAATCATCAATAGATCGGCTTCGTCGGTGTCTGTGGCTCTGCGGAGTGCCAGATCAACTGGCGTGTTAATCAGATGACCGGACAGAACCGAAATGTTATTTGAGACGTATGTAGCCTGAGCATCGGTGTAGATGAACTCTTTTACCGTCTTGCCACCACGCTGAACATAAAGCGTTCCGGCTTCAACGCCTACAGGCGACACACCTTCAAGAATACCATTACGAGTTGCTACGCGAACGATGAAGTTCGTAGGTGTAAGCGGATCACCGAGTCCTTGCGGGACGTAGAACTCAGCACCAGTAGTAAAGATTTGAAGATCACGGCCAGAGTAAATATCGACAATCGCATTGAACTGATCGACATCAAGCGTTGCTTCAAGAGCATCATCATCTAAACTGGTTTGCTTGTCGAAGTTGAATACATCACCAACGCGACTGCCCCAGACAGTCGATGGCCTAGTTTTAGACCCACCGAAGAACAGGCGGCCTTCGTGGAATGTAACGCTGCGCGGCCAGCCTTTCGTTGCCGACCAAGTATGTTCATATCCTGACTCAAGTTCCCACTCGCCTGAGCCATATGCTGACGTTTGACTGAACGGGATTTCTACCTGTGCCTTGACCTTTGAACTCGATACATAAGTGATAATACGGGCGCGACCGTAACCATAACCTTCTTTGATATTGATATATTGCTCAACGTCACTAGCTGAAAAAACACCGCCACCAGTGCTTAATTCAATAAATCCAGTTGCTGCACTAGGTGTGATTGTTGAACTTGGATTTGTTGTCGTTACAGTAAATGCGTAATTTGGAACATAATCAAATGTAATTGTGCTGAGTGTCCAAGAAGAGTCTGTAGCACCGCGAACGAGTTTTAATGGCGCTAGGTCTTCATGCACAAAGATCATCGTGTCTGCCGATTGAGCGTATTTCAGATTTGGCAGAATAGCCGATGTAAGTGTTGAGGCAGCCAGATATGGATTGCCGGAGCCATTGATATTCGTGACAATCACGCCATTCTTGAAGATGTAGATGCGCTGATTGACGACTGCGAACATATAGGAGTCGGCAGTCGAAAACTCGAATGGAATGAGCGCCACACCATTGGCTGCCGATGCCGGAAGATCATAAATAAACTTGAGCCCCGGACGACGACGAGCGCCACCTTGCGGGATGATGACAACATTCTCTGCTGACTTCAGAGCAGAATAATACTGGTTAAGATCAATACGACCGCGCAGAAGCGGGTCAACCTCGCCAACCGTGAAGTTAGTTTGGATATTGATAATCTTGGTCATCAATACCTCACGGCGACGAGAGAGAAGTCCTCAATAGACTGATTGGGCTGATTTTGAGAATCAATGATCGTTGCCTGACGAAAAAAACCGCCGCGACCATTATCGCCGGGGCTGCCGACAGCCATTCCCATCCAGTATTGCGATTTGCTGATCTGATCCGTTACTGGCTCGGCAAAGTGCCAACATAGGAAATACTTAAGCAACTGCACAAAATACTGAGGCAGAATGTCCTCGGAAGCATTATACTGATAGTCAATCCAGACTGACGAATAGTTTGTCTGAATCTTTGTTCCAATCTTTTCCCACTCGGTTACAGGCCGACCGCCGGAAGAAGTCGTGATGAACAGCGCCCTTGCACCAGCGATAAGGTCACCGGGGAGTGCGTATTCATACTTCCATTCGGTTACAGGTGTCGTTTCCAACTGAGCAAGCTGCTGCTTCTTCATGGAGAACGACCAAGGATACATCGACAGGAGCATGACCTTCACATCGTCGTAAAGACGGTCTGTGATCTGGGCAGCAGTCGAGCCATCCGAGAAAGATGTAATAATGTTCGTGCCGAGCATAATCAGGGCATCGTTACAAATTTTCAGTTTGGTATCGCCTGTTGCCATTTCAGGACTCCATTGCGGAAATATATATATTCCAAATGACTTAAAGAAGAAAGCCCCGGCCTATTTCTAGGTCGAGGCTCTCAATCTCGTCAGCTACCGGACAGATTAGTCTGTGTCGGTGGCCGAAATGGTCGTGCCGTCAGCGATGTCAACGGTCGTGCCATTGTTTGAGTTAACATACGAGATCACGAGCGATGGGGTCGTCGTGTCGTAGATGAAGATCACATCGCCAACTTTCACCAACGATGCAAGCGAGTTGAAGTAACCCGCAGTATTGATCGTTGCCTGAGTGTCGGCAGACTTGTAGCTATACAAAGACGGAGCATTTCCGGCTTTGTTAGCAGCGATGGTATTCCAGCCAGCAGAATCAAAAGCCATAATTCAGTCTCCTTCTCACGATTCGCGGCAGGTGATCTTGACGATACCTTCGTCATCAATGGCTACTGCACCAGCAGAGAACATCGAGTTCACCAAGAACGATGTCTTTTCAGGGACATAGTTGATCTCGGTGCGTTGGTTCATGCCGATGCCCATGCCGACTGCATCACGGTGGAACGCGAAGCAGACACGGTCGAGTGAGCCGTCGATGGCAAGGCCACCTTCAGAACGATCACCAATGGTGACAAACTTGAAGCCGAGGAAGGTGTCGATTTCGCCGGAGACGAGCGCACGGACTGAGTTATAGTCCGATGATGTCGTCTGCGTTTCACCGAGGAGGCCTTCGAGGCCAGAAGCCGAGATGATCATTGCACGACCGTCCATCGGGACGTTGTTCTGATCAAGCAACTTCTTGGCGCGGCGGAGTTTTGCCACGTTGAGGTTGGTGGTTGCGCCACCGACGCTGTTTGCAACCGTCAGCGAGGTGCTGGAAGCTGCGAGTGCGTCGAGGATGATCTGATCCATACGGCGGCCAATCGCGTTCGAAACGACCGAAACGAGTTCGCGGCGTTCGTCGAAGTTGACCTTTTGCTGATGGAAGATGTCGCTATATTCGGCAGCGTTCCAATCGGCCATCGTTGCCGTGACCTGAGAATAGCTGACGTTAAGCGGTGAAACATCGGTCTGAGGGACACGGATTGTAGCCGAGCCTTTACCGATTTTCGGGAACTTTACTGTTGAACCTTCGACACCGTTGCGCTCACGGACGAGGCCAGCCAAAGCGCGTGACGCTTGATAGGCTTGCTTCACTTCCGCGTCGAACAGCGTAACAAAGGCATTAGAAATAAGCTGTGCCATTTGAATTGCTCCGTTCGAGGTTAAGATTCACTCACGCAACGGTTATCCTGTCGGGCCGTTCACTTGGGATTTTA